AGGTACAGAGGGCTTGAGTGTTAGAAATAATAGTTCCCTTCTTGGGTTGTACCCAATTCAAGTTTGCGATTTTGCCATTTTTTGCCGTTTTTCAAGCAACTCACATGGCTTTGCGTAATTCCAAATTCAACAGCAATTTCTCTTTGTAGTTTATTTGATTTTCTTATGCATTGAACTTGTTCATCTGTTAATTTTGCTCTTCCGTGACGCTCACCAATGCACATTCTTCCCTTGCTCTTTGCATCTTGCATATTTTCCAGCCTAGTCCCCAGCACCAGGTGGTCGGGGTTTACACAGCTTGGTGTATCGCATTGATGCATCACATCTCTTGTGTCAAGCTGACCATTAAACAGACGATACGAAGCCCTATGAGACAACTCATGTTTAAGGGGAGTGCTAAAAAAACCATATCCACTTTTCATGCGAAACGCTGTCCACAACCAGCAACCAGAGTCATGTTTATGTACATGAGACATAAACCTATCAACTTCTGATTGTTTTGGTTTTCCGGCCATGCTTATCCAATCGACTCGGTAATGCCATCAGCAAAAACACCGCGCTTCAGCGCCATGTGGACAGATCGATGCACCAACTCTTCGCCCAGCCAGTACTCGACCCAAGTCGTTGTCTCGGTGTCATTCTCTACAGACCCTTCACGCTTTTCAAGCAGTGACTCGTCCATCTCGCCTTTGGTAGTCGTAATCATATTTATCCAAAAGTCTTTGCACGGGTAAGCAATGCACCGCCAGAGGATGCACCCCTGTCATCGGCCAATTGCAAGTCGCTCAATGCACGCTCATACAGCGTTGCCCACACCGAGATTCTATTGTCATCTTGAAGGTATGGCGCAGCCTGTAGCAGACTTCCGTACAAATAAGCGTCTGGGCTTGAATCCAGCAAAAAGTTGGTAGCCACAGAGTTTGACAACTTTGACAACTTTGCGTAATAAATTAGCTCAGTCAGATAGTTTGTGTCGGGTGTTGGGACAAGCCGAAACTGAGTGCCGACCACGCCAAAAAAACTTGGCCTGCCGCTGGCTGTGAATTTTGTTGATTCAGCATCCAGCGCGTCTACTGTCATAAACGACAGGGGTGTTGGTGGATTTGTGCCGGTGAGCTTGAAAGACTTGACTTCCAAAAAGTCATTCGGCGTTGCGCCATACTCGGCATTGAATGAGGCATTGGCCCTGACAATCATCTGCCTAGTGCGCAGGGTGCGTTCCATCTGCGCCTCGGCCAGAGAGATGAAATCGGGGATAGCCGCCGTCAGGTCTGACCGATTGAGCCAGTCTGCAATGGATGCCTTCAATTCGGTGTAGGTTGTCAGAGCCATCAGACTGCCTCTATTTCTTTCATCACCCAAGTGTGATCGTGCTTGAATTCAAAAGTCCCGATGTGTCCAATCTCTTTGGAGACATCGTGATCAATCCATATTTTAAAGCCTGCTGCCGCTGCTTTTTGGCAGAAAAAAACATCCTCACCAATGTAGCCCCTTTTGTCCACGCGCCAAGGCGTTTCAAACCAAGGCTCAGACAGTGCCGCAAAGACATTTTTTTTGATCAGCATCACACCCATTCCCACAGACCCAACTTCTTGCAGGCCGGTGGACTCTGGCATTGTCCAGACCAGTTCCCTGTCGCCGTTCTCTTTGTACAGTTGCGCTGTCGGGCCAGTGGGCATTCTACGCCGTGCGCAGTTGGTCGCCACAATGTCAAGGTCATGCTTAAGCAGCCGCCCGATCATGTCTTGCGGAAACCGCATGTCAGAGTCAATGAACAGGATGTGGCTGCAATCCTCGGCCATTGCATCCAGTGACAACTCTGCCCTCTGGTTGGCAATCAAAGTGCCTTGAGAGATTTTTAGGCTTACAGCGTCATTGGTGTTGAGCGTGTGATACGCAACCATGTTCACCAAGTCGTAGCTGTACATGGTGTGAACCATGTCCCGTGCTGGAGTGCAGACCGCAATGTAGTTCATACTTTCCCAGGTCGTGTTCTAAAAAATTGATTGTCGGAATCGTTGAGCCAGCGCTTCATGTACTCTTGATCATCGATCTTGCCCTCGGCCTTCATCTTGTAATAAAGCGCTTCAGGGATGGATGCCACCAAGTGCCATTCGCCATTCCAGTTGGCCTTGCCGTCCATAGCGTTGTAGATGGCCTTGTTGGCCTCAATGACCGCAGTCACATCTTGCGCAGTCTCAATGGTCACATCGCCAGTTTCGGCATTCTCATGCCAGTAGCGGGTGATGCCTTGATCTTTGTTTTCGCTAAATAGTCTTTTGTGAATCATTTAAAAAAGGGCCAGATTTCTCTGGCCCTTCCCGTTGCTTACTGTTAAGAAGTAACCAAGTCAGCGGCCAAGCCGTGAGCGTTTTCTGCCAAGATTTTCAGGCCGTACTCAACCAGCAGCATGCGCTTGTCGGCATCGCCTGTTTTGGCCAGTTCGACTTGCTGGTAAGGACGCAGCACAGTCATCTTGGCGTAGTCAGGATCAAGCACAAACGCATCACGCTCGCGTTGGAACCTATTGGCGATCACCGCCACATTCCCGAAATCGCTTACATATAAATCAACGGCGCCGATCAATGTCGCAGGCTTCTCACCGCCATTGATATTGAATCGGCTTGAAGCGATACCAGCAAAGCCAGAAACGCGCTGCTTGTTGACAGGGCCAACCATCAGGATTTTTGGCGTGCCGCCAGCAGTCCACACTTTCTGAATCACATTCTTGAGAATGGTTTCAGTAAAGGTACGCACAGTGCCATCGGTACGGGCAGCGTTGGGCAGAGTCGTGTAAGTTGGGTTGACGCCGTTGGTGGTGTCAAAGTCAATGTTGGTCTTCAAGAAGGCCGTCAAAGAACCAGTCTTACGGGCTGCGGTTGTGCTACCAGCGTCTGCACCAGTGTTTGACAACATGATGAATTCTTGGTCGCGCTTCAACTCAGCACCACGCTTTGCGATCTGGTAAGCCAGTTCACTACGGCGGCCAGCCTTGTTCACCACTTCTTCAGTAGCTGACAAGACAATAGTCTTGCGGCTGATCTGGCAGTAGTTCTGCACACGAACAGTCGGGACTACGGCATCAAAAGATGCAACATCATCACCCTCAAGCTGGGCATTGGCAGCAGCGGCTGCAAGCGCATCTGTCTGGTATTCAAACAGAGTATTGGTCACATTCTCGCGACCAATGTTGGACATAAATGGAGTTTCTTCCGGTGAGATATTAGTTATCAAATTGGAAAGATCTTCCCGAATACCCTTTGCAGAGTATGTAGTGAAGGTGTTTGCTACGATTGTCATGATGGATCATCCTAAAAGTTTGTAAATTGCATCAGCCGCATCATCGATGCGACCCGTTTTTGCAAGACGCTGCTTTGCACGGACTGCCTCAGTTGTTGTCGAAACCCGACCCGCTGCTCCTGGCTTGGCTGGTCGTGGGCCATTGTTCACCACAGGCTTAATGCCTTGACGCTTACTTACCATCTGGTCAAACAGTGCCGCTTTACGCAGCAGTAAAACCAGCCGGTGATCGTAAACACTCTTCAAATCTTCATCAGAAAATCCGGCAGACTTGGCAGACTCAATCAGCATCGCTTTTTCGAGCTTTGCTTTCTTTGCGTCCTTCCACTCTGGCAGTGCCGCCAACAGCGCATCTTTCTGGCTTTCCAGATGCTGCTGCATAGACTGCTGCTGCTCTTGCTGACTCAACTGGTAAAGGCGCTGCTGCTCGGCCTGAATAGCGTGTGCCTTGTCCTGTCGATCCCGCAAAACCTCTTTTTGCCGCACCCACTCGATTGGGTCTTCGTTATAAAGACGATCCAAATCGACCTGCGGCTCTGAAGACTGAAGCTGGGCTTGCAATGCTCCCAACAATTGAGCGTACTGTCCACGCTCGGCCCGAACTGCCTGCGTCTCTGCCTCGACTTGCTTTCGCACCTCGGCAATCTGCTGCGTTTTTCGGGTGTAGTCCTGAGTCCTTGAATAGCCCTTTTGTAGCTCGTCCAGCGTGACAGAAACTTCCTTGCCGTCAATTTTGACGGAAAAAGTCTGTGGCTGTTCTTGCTCCTCTGGCTCTTCATCTTCTCCAGACTGTTCCTCTGAGGTTTCTTCATCTGGCGCGTCTTCCACACCAGACTCATCATCCTCAGAAGCCGCTGCCTCTAAGTCCTCTTCGGACTCTTCGGCTAACTGCGTCTCACCAACTTGCGCTTGTCCTTCTTCAGGGGCCAACATTGCTGAGATTGCACTGGCCGCATCGGCCACATTCATTGCTTGTATTTCTGCCATAGTATTTTCTTAAATTAGATTTTTCTGTGATTTAGTGATAGCGCTCTGTGCAATCTTGCCGTTGTCCATAATTTTGGTCAACTCTTGCCGCAAACCATCAATGGCCTGCAACATGCACCACGCTGTCTCCCTCTTCACAGACTCTTCAGGTTTCGATGATCGAAATACCCAAAGTTGGTCATTCTCCAATTTTGCAATCGCAGTGTTGAGGGTTTCGTCCTCAAGCAACTGCTTGGCCTTTCGGCCCTTGTTTACCTGGTCTTCATTTGTCACTTACTGTGCCATTCCACC